CGTTGGGCACCGGGTCGTACGCGTGCATCCGGTGCGGCATCTGGCGTCCCATGTCTGAGCGCGACCCAGTGCCCTCCTCGAAGTGTGCGGGTATTGCGACGGCGTCGGAGAGCGGCCGGCCCTTGACCCAGTGTTTGAAGTAGGCCCACGACTGGTCGATGTTCTGCGGCCCCATCTCGGCGAGGAGTTGCATCTGGAAGTCCTTGTCGTGTGCCGACTGCTTGTCCTTGTGCAGGTACTCACGCACACCCGGCAGGTGCGTCAGGCCCGCGCGACCCCACGGTGTGTGCTTCCACCCCGCGCGCGCCTGTCCGACCTTGTACCCACCGTCAGCGTCCTCGGACTCCTTCGACCGGAACACCCACCGACGCACCGGCTTGCCGTCCGCGTTCTCGTACATCTGCTCGGTCGCCGGGTCGTTGGCCTCGTGGTTGCCCTGGAGCCACTGCTCGAACTCGGCTTTGAGGCACTCGTCCGCCTCGTCCCGGTAGTTGCCGACGACGCGATCGAGGTAGACGGCCTTCTCCTGCTCGTCCAGCCCACTCGCGTCGTACTTGTTGCGCTCGGACACCAGTGCGCGTTTAAGGTACTCCGCCTCATACCGCGGCCAGGCTTGCGTCTTTGATGCCTCTGTGAGAGTGCCCACTTGGCCGCCGCCGGCTGTCCCGGTCGCAGTCCCGTCGGCTGGCAGTGCACCGCGAGCGTCCCATCCCCATGTCATTTCTAAGGTGGTGTGAGATTTTAATTCTGATACTTCCAGTACAGTATGGACACTCAGCAAGGCACACCCGCGTGGTTCGATGCGCGGAAGGGCAAGCTGACGGCCTCGCGGTTCGGTGCCGCCGCCGGAATCTGCCCCTACACCAGCCGCGCCAAAGCCCTGCGCCTCGCAGTGGGCACCGAGAAGTGGTCCGGCCCCATAGAGGCGTGTCAGTGGGGCATCAAGAACGAGACGAACGCCGTCAAGGATTACATGGTGCGCACCGGTAACGTGGTCAAGACCATGGGCTTTAAAGGGCACCCCGACTACGACTGGCTGGGCGGCTCGCCTGACGGGCTGGTCGGCGACGAGGGCATCATCGAGGTCAAGTGCCCCTTCGTGCGCAAGGTGCCCCACGCGCGCATCCCGCCGGTCTACTACTGCCAAGTCAACGGTCTGCTTGAGATCCTGGATCGCCAGTGGTGCGACTTCATAAGCTGGACCCCCACCGAGATGAAGATTTACCGGGTGTACCGCGACCGCGACCTCTTCACGTTTCTGCTCGACCGCTACGCCATCTTCTACGCATCGATGAAGCGCGGCTGTGACAAGCTCCCGCGCGTCAAGAGCGAGGAGAAGAAACTTGTGTTGCAACGCATCGCTCAGTCCGACGAGGACACTGCCTACGACTTCTGGACGAAGACGGAGCCCGGCTACCTTGGGGGCAGGTGGGACGGACCGCCGACGGACCCGTTCGAGTCTGACACAGAGGATGACGAACCTAATTCTAAGCGAAGTCGTAGCGATGCAAGTCCCGTGGGGGAGTTGTCAGCACCTGACGCGAGCTCGGCCGTACATGGTGCCACCTGACCTCGGTGAGTACACGGTGGAGGACCACTCCGGGTGTAACGCAATGGGGGCTTTACAGGAGCGCGCACCACGACGCCGTGACGTAAATGCACCCTCGTGGGGCAACGGAGGGGTCGCGACACAGGACATGATGGTCGGCACGGACAATTTTGAGGGGCTCGCGCAATTGGACCGACGGCCGTTACAGAGCACCCCCACGGAACAGGGCGTCGTCCGGTTGCCTTATGGGGACGTGGGCGATGTCAGTTACATGCCGTCAGCGGCGGTCCTTCAGGGGATCCTATCCACTGGCAGCCGGATCAGTGGAATTTCTGATCGGTACTACAGGTGAGCAATGAAGCACTTTATGAAGCATGCCGATCTCGACGCCACGCAGATCGCTTTCCTCCTCGGCGCCGACCGCAACGGCAAAGTGACCGTGACCATGACCCTGCAGCCCGCGGGTGGCGACGTCGCCCTCGTCACCGCACCGGCCATCACCATGTGGCCCAGGTGCAGCGGTGACGGCAACTTCGGCACGATGTGGGGCCCCGCCGACGTGACCAAGGCCAAGTTCACGCTGGACCTCGGCGACCAGCCCATCAACGAGCAGCCCAACGTGGAGTTCGAAACATTCAAGGTGAAGCTCGAGGCCATCGACGACCGCCTGCTCGACTTCGTGACAGAGAACCAGCTCAAGATCCTCGGCCGCAAGAACCTCTCGCGCGACGAGGTCAAGATGCTGCAGATCCGCAGCGTGCGTCCCAAATACGACAAGCACTCGGGCCAGCTCAACGGCCACAGCATCAACCTCAGCACGCCCAAGTTCGCGTGGGACGGCATGGGCGGCAAGTACGCGCGCACCATCACAGTGTGCGACCACAAGGGGCAGGCGATCCCGAACGGGCATGTCACTCCCGGGGACGTCGTGGCGGCCACCATCTACGCCAACCAGGTCTACACCGGCGTCGGCGGCGACAAGTTTGGCATCCACTGGGCCTTCCAGGACGTGTCGGTGGTGTGCCAGCGCGCCAACCTCGAGCAGAAGAGCGAGGTCTCGGCGTTCATGGAGCAGGATTGGGCGTTCGGGAAGCCCTACGTCGACCAAGTTTCTGAGCTGAATTCAAGTTACGATGCCAACGCCCAATTCAGCGCCACGTAAGCCTCTGGGGCAAGTGAGTGGGCAAGTGAGCACGGCAGCCAAACAGGGCAAAGTTGGGAAGGAGAACCAAGACCCGCAGCACGATGGGATGGGGAACCGGCCTAAAAAGACCTACGGTTCGGGTGCAACGATGCCCGTACTCGCGGCGGACAAGTACGCCGAGATCGAGCTGCCCGACATTCCGGAGTGGGACCCCTTGGCTGACCCAGAGAAGGACTGTGGGCTGAAGATAGACGCCACTGTAGTCTGTTGCGGGAAGCGTCGCACAGGTAAGTCGTGGGCACTGCGGAACCTCATGTTCCTAATGAAGGACAAGATCCCAGCAGGGATTGTAATCTCGCAGACCGATGAGCTTAACAAGTTTTGGCGGGATTATGTCCCCAAAAAGTTCATCTATCCAAAGTACGAGCCCGAGATTCTGGACGCGGTGTTCAAGCGGCAGAAGGCCATCCTCAACGACAAGAACCTTACGGAGGAGGAGAAGGACAAGCAGGCGCCGTTCTTCATTCTGCTCGACGACGTGATCAGCGACCAGCGGCTTAAGTACGACGAGAACCTGATGGAGCTCTTTGTGGCCGGCCGACACTACCGCCTCTTCGTCATGATCACAACACAGTACGCCAAGGCCATCACTCCCACACTGCGCGGCAACACGGACTTCTGCCTGATCTTCAAGACGATCCAGGGCCGGCAGCGCGAGGCGTTGTGGGAGGACTTTGGCGACTTCCTTACCAAGGACGCTTTCAACCGCATGGTGGACGCCTACACAGAGGAAAACGAGGTGCTGGTGGTCAACACGTGCCCCGAGAACCACGTCGACCCGATGGAGATGCTCCGGTGGTGGAAGGCACAGGAGATCAAGCCGTTTCGCATGGGGAGCAAGGAGTACTGGGAGGCGGCCATGAACGCGGACTCCAAGGTGCCGCCGCGCGAAGGCCCCGAGAGCGCCTCGCAGTTCCTCTCCGCCAAGGACATCATGCCGAGGCCATGGGACCAACTAGTGCAGTAGAGATTTTCTTGTTATCCTAATGAACAATGACGTCTCGAGCGATCCAACTGTCTGTCACACAGGTCGCCGCGGGTGTGGTTATCGGAGCAGTCGTCGAAGCCGTACTCCCAAAGCGGACCGAGGGCGCTTCACTGACGAGCCAAGTCTTTGAAGCTCTGGTTCAGGTTGGTTTGAACGGCGCCGCTTTGGCCTCCTTTGCCGGTCTAGTGCGTGGAGAAGGCGCTGATCCGACTTTCGGGATACCGTTTGCGAATGCGCTGTACGCGTCGCAGCCGGAACTGCAGGCGCGCCTCGCTGCACTATCTTCTGTAGTAAGAGGTCAGGTTGTTCGAGCTTCACAGCAAATGGCGCTACCTGCTGCAGCGGTTTAGACTCCCAGCCCACGTTGGCGACCATCGCCTCCCACATCTCGTCCAACGCGCGCAGCTTCTGACGCGACTTGATCAGCGGGAAGAACATGCAGAATTGGTTGCATCCGAGCCGTTGGAACAGGCGGCAGAAGACGTAGTTGTAGTTGAGGAAGTTCTTGCGCCCAGTCGTCTTGAAGTTCGTGAACGGCTTCTGCAGCTCGACGAAGGACATGTCGAGCATCTCGAGCAGCTTGGCGCCCGGCTTCGGCGGCTCGATGCCCGTGACGCGCTGGATGATCTGCAGCCACTTCTCGATGTACAGCTGCATGTTCAGAGATCGGAGGACTCCACGGATAACGTCCTTGTTGATAACGGCGTGCGAGCCGTCGAGTAGGCGCGCCGCAATGCGAAGAAAGTCCTCGTGTGGAATCGCGCTCTCCTGCAGCAGTAGCTGAGAGACGCGCTCGTGCCAGTGGTGAATGCGCTTGTAATTAGAATTAGAGTGCCGACCAGGGAAGCGACGATCGTCCGTATTGCCAAAGCCAACGTCGGAGACGCAGCCGCAACTGTTGCAGACGTCGTAGTAGCTGTGCGTGTGGCCGGGATTCGTGCCACGAGACCACTGACAGCTGCCGCAGTTGCGACACACGTTGCCGACAGGTTCTGGTTCATGCACAGCAAGCAGCTCGTCCAAATCAGCGAAAGCAGCATCCACATCGCTCTGCGACCAGAAGGCGACCATCGCATCCAAGTGCTTGCTTTCTGAAGTGCTCGGAAAAAGACTCACCCGTACTAAATCTTCCAACCGTTTTGGTAACCATGTCCTGTAGTCAGAAGGAGATCGACTGCTTCGTCACACACGACCCGGTCTCGTCGAGCGACCCAGAGGCGCCGAATGTCGACGAGTACGTGGGCGCGGTCTGGTCCGTGCAGGTCCACCGCCCGCTCGCGTTCGCCCCGCCTTCCGAGTCCACCCCAGCCAAGTTCACGGACGGCCTCAAGTGCACCGAGATCAGAACACACAATGAGGTCCTTCAGGAGCGTTTTGTGGGAAGCTTCGTTACAGGGAGTTCAAACGCCGGGACGCCCACAACAGTTGTGATAGGTTCATCTCCCGTTACTTTTAGACCTGAAGCCGGGGACCACCTATACACCTTAAATGCCGTCGCTTCTAAACGCGGGGACCTGATTGGAACCGTCCTTTCGCGCAATATGAACATAATCACTCTCACGGCCAACGCGGCGGTGCCATTTGGAGCTTACAATATGTTGATGGTATACCGAGAAGTATCTCCTGGCTACACACAGTTCGAAATCGAGTCCGCTGACCTCAAAGCCGCAATTGAGTCGGACTACATTACATCGGGTTTCGAGGTGACCGTCTCGACCGCAAGCACTCACGTCGTGACAGGAGTGCTTCAAGTGCTGGAACCCGGTCAGAGCTTCTACATGCATGTGAGCCCCAGTTCGACGCATGTGACCGACAACAAGGTCACCTTCGCACTGGCGTGGAAACCGTTTACCGACCCGGACTCAGCGGACTTCGTCAACTTGACTCCCTTGGCCATTGTGGAAATCGCAACTGGAACCTCGACGGCGGTGACGGCGACGAATAACACGGCTCTCAAGAACGGTGTCAAGTTCCTGTTCCGCGAGAAGGCCCCCGTCGCCTACGTGGTCAACAGACCGACTTCGTGGATCATGGCGGCGTACGCGGACGCGCCCGTCGATCTGGAGGTGGGCGACCGCGTGCGCATGGGCGCGACGACGCTCGGTGGGTTCACGGACTACTGCACGGTGCTCGATAAGGTGCCCATCACACAACTCGGCTGCGGAATCTATGGCGTCGACAGCAACAAATCGCGATTTACGGGTAGGCTCACATTCAACGGCGTCGAGCTGCAATACACGGACCGCAATGGAAACCGTGCCCAAGATAGCTCGCTCGCGATCACAACACGCGTCGAGATGCTGGGGAACAAGGCGGTATCTAATAATACTGCGGTGCCGGTACTCGTGGACCTGCCGAGCGTGGCCAAGTTCCCGTACGAGGCAACGGCTCACGACACGGCCTGGTACGCCTACCGGGTCAGTGCGAACGTCGACTGCACCTTGCCACCCTCCGATTTCACAACCAATGGTATCTCGGAGCAAGTGGCCAGTAAGCAAGAGCGGCTGAAGCACCGGGCGGCGATCACGTTCGACGACGCATGGGCGAGCAAGGGCAAGACGGCGCGCAAACCCGGCGAGCGTCGGCGCTTCTTCCCGTGCTTCCGGCTGCGCAACGACCTATCCAAGCCACTGGTCGTGCCATTCGGCCACACCGTCAAGTGCGTCCACGAGGTCAAGCTGCACAGCTACTCGCTACTGAGCGCCACTCAGGACTCGGAGTACCAGCACGGGCACGAGCTGAACCCCACGAATTGGGTCGCGATGGAGCTGGCGGGGGTGCAGGGCGAGGTGATGAGCAACAACCCGCACGCGAACGGGGCCTTTGCGATACTCCACGCCGGCCAGATGCACAACGACACCTCGTCCGGCCTCAACGAGCACTACGAGACGCACCCACAGGGGCTGGTGAAGGTCAAATTCGAGCGGCCAATCAGTACGATGCGCGAGCTGCGCGTCAGCTTCCGCAATCCCAAGGGCGAGGCTCCGCGGGCCGCCAGAATCCATCTTTGGTTCAAGCTGTGGGTCACTCAGGGCTAAATCTTCTGATTCCCTCTCTAGACAACCATGGTGGCTGCTGGTGCTGGTATGAGCGAGACACAAGGCACTGGAGCGATGA